ATCTTACACACCGCCAGATAGGAGAGATAATGTGGTTACACCTATTACAACAGCACAGAGTAAAACAGTGACCTTATCCAGAGGAAATACATCTGCCATTGACGAGCGTGGCATTAGCTTAGAAGCCGCCAAAGCATATGGCATCACCACCAAGGATGGAAAGCATATCTATCCTTACTATGACAAGGAAGGCAATCACATTGCCAACAAGGTTCGACACGTTGAGACAAAAGACTTTCACGCAGAGGGCAGGATGACACAGGCTACGTTGTTTGGTCAGCAGTTGTTCTCTCAGGCTGGTAAGTTTATCACCCTTGTCGAGGGCGAGTTGGATGCTGTGTCAGCATATCAGATGATGGGTTGCAAGTGGCCTGTCGTTTCTGTACGCAATGGCGCACAGGCCGCAGCCAAAGAAGCCAAGGAGCAGTTCGAGTATCTCAACAAGTACGAGCAGATTGTTATTTGCTTTGACAATGACGAGCCAGGTCGAGCCGCCGCCACAGCAGTGGCTCAGATATTCGAGCCTAACAAATGTAAGATTGTCAAACTCAAAGCAAAGGATGCAAACGAGTATCTCAGGGCAGGTCATTCACAAGACTTTATGAAACGCTGGTGGGAAGCACAGACATTCACACCTGCAGGTATCGTTAACCTCAAAGACTTTGATGGGCTATACAATGACGAGCAACAGGAGAGCGTCCCATACCCTTACGAGGGCATGAACGAGATGCTATATGGTATGCGTACTGGTGAGTTGATTACGTTCACAGCAGGTACAGGTGCAGGTAAGTCCAGCATCATGCGTGAGCTTGAGCATCACCTACTCAACAATACCAAGCACAACATCGGCATCATTAGCCTTGAAGAGAACGTCAAGCAGACTATCTTTCATCTGATGTCTGTCGAAGCAAGCAAGAGACTGTACATCAAAGAGATACGAGAGACTGTAGACGAGAAGCAGTTACGTATGTACGAGGCGGCAACAGTAGGCAGTGGTCGCATCTTTGCCTTTGACCACTTTGGTTCTATTCAGACTGACGAGATACTGTCTCGTGTTAGGTACATGGTCAAGGCACTTGACTGTAAGTATATTATCATTGACCACTTGAGCATCCTTGTATCTGGCTTGGAAGGTGAGGACGAGCGCAGGAACATCGACAAGATGATGACCCAGCTACGCTCACTGGTCGAGGAGACACAGTGTTGTATGCTTCTGGTATCACACTTACGCCGTGCCTCTGGTGACAAAGGACAAGAGCAGGGCGTACAGATTAGCCTGTCCATGTTGCGTGGCTCTCACAGCATTGCACAGATTAGTGATGCAGTGATTGCAATGGAGCGTGACCAACAGGCTACTGACCCTGACGTTGCAAACACGACTACCATACGTATACTCAAGAATAGGTATGCAGGTGAGACAGGCATTGCAACATGGCTCCTGTATGACCGCGAGACAGGCCGTATGCAGGAGATTAGTGACCCCAATCAAGAAGATGTAAACACAACAGATATTGAGGAGTATCTATGACATTAAAACCATCAGTAGAAGACCGCAAAAAGTTTGATATAGACTTGGAGTATGGTCAAGTTAGAGAAGACATGATAGCTGACATGCTACAAAACAAAAAGGTAGAAGTTAAATCTGAGCGTGGCATGTGGATGGATACAGGCAACATTGCCATTGAGTATAAGAGCTACGGCAAGCCATCAGGTATAGATGCAACAGAGGCTGATTATTGGTTTCATAATCTATGTGTTGGAGAAGAAACATATGCAACAATAGTTTTTAAGGTTGACAACTTGAAGAAAATCATAGATAATTTAGACAGTAAAAGAAGTGTGAATGGTGGCGACCACAAAGCATCTAGGATGTGGTTGCTAAACATACAAAAACTTTTTTCAAAAGATGTAATTAAATTATTTAAAGATAAACTAGGTGAATAGACTTGACAAAACTTTTAAAAGTTTGTAAAATTTGTGGTAGAGAAAAAAACATAAAGAGGTTTATAACAGATACAAGATTCCCTACTGGACGAGGAAGTAGTTGTTTACCTTGTTATAAAAAGTTAGATAAAGCACAGAGAAAAGATTATTGGAAGTGAAGCGAATAGTAGTTGATATAGAAACAGATGGTCTTGATGCCAAGATTATTCACTGTGTCGTTATAAAAGAAGGTGATAAGATTTATTCTTACAGGCCATCTAACTTGTATGATTGTGTCCCACACATAGAAAGTGCAGACATCATAATCATGCACAATGGTGTATCGTTTGATGCCCCTGTTCTTAAACGTATTCTTAATGTAGACATACCTCTAGCAAAGATAAGGGACACGCTGATACTATCTCAAATGGATAACCCTATACGTGATGGTGGTCATTCTCTAGAAAAATGGGGAGAGACTTTAGGCTTCCCTAAAAAAGAACACGAAGACTTCTCAGAGTTTTCTGAAGAGATGTTACAATATTGTGTTCGTGATGTAGAGATAACTGACAGGGTTTACAAAAGCCTTATCCCTAACCTAAAACATTTTAGCCCACGTTCAATAAAACTTGAACATCAGATACGCGCAGTCATAGACCAGCAAGAACGTAATGGCTTCCAGCTTGACGTAAAAGCAGCCATGCTTCTAATGGGTAAACTATCAGACGAATCAGCCATGATTAAAGCTGACCTGCAAAATAAATTCCCACCTATCGTAGAGCTAAGACACTCAGAAAAAACGGGCAAGCGGTTGAAAGACAAGGTTACTGTCTTCAATCCTGCATCAAGAAAGCAGATTGCAGAGCGTCTGTCTGACCTTGGGTGGGTGCCACAGGCATTTACTGATAAGGGTCATCCAATAGTATCAGAAGAAATATTAGAAAAGGTAGACATGCCAGAGGCGCAACTACTTTCAAAGTATCTTCTGTTAGAAAAGCGAGTATCGCAAATCAAGTCATGGATTGAGGCGGCAGATTATGATGGTAAAGTACACGGCAGAGTTTTGACCCTGCGAACTATAACGGGAAGGATGGCGCATACGTCACCCAACATGGCACAAGTTCCTGCAGTGTACTCACCCTATGGAAAGGAGTGTAGAGATGTATGGACTACCAGTTGCGATAGCAATGCACTTCTTGGCTGTGATGCGTCTGGCTTAGAGCTTAGATGTCTAGCCCACTACATGAACGACTCTGAGTTTACCAGAGAGGTGATAGAGGGTGATGTCCACACAGCTAACCAACGTGCGGCTGGATTGCCTACACGTGACAATGCCAAGACTTTTATCTATGCGTTCCTGTATGGAGCAGGAGCATCAAAGATAGGCAAGATTGTAAATGGCTCGTCTAGAGATGGTCAAAGATTAATAGACACATTCTTGACAAACATGCCAGCACTAAAAGTTCTTAGAAATAAAGTTTCTGTATTAGCCACACGAGGATATGTGGTCGGTATAGATGGGCGTATACTAAAGATACGTTCAGAACATTCGGCACTTAACACCTTGCTTCAGGGTGCAGGTGCAATCATCTGTAAGGAGTGGCTGAAGTACATCACCTTACAGGCAACGAAGCGTAACCTAAACTACAGGCTTGTCGCAAGTATACATGACGAGTACCAGTTCGAGGTTCGTAAAGACCAAGCTCAAGAGTTTGGTGAGGTTACAAAGACTGCTATGAAGATTACAGAACAGTCTTTGAATGTTAAATGCCCATTAGATAGTGAATATAAAGTAGGTAAAACTTGGGCAGATACACATTAAGGGTTGACATATAATAAAATATATATTATTATATAGTTGTTAATTACAATAATGTATTAACACGAAAACAAAACGGAGATAAAATTAAATGACAGTAGTTACAGGTAAAGCGTACTGGGCGCACGTTCAAGCACCCAACACAGCATTTGAACCAGAGTGGAGCATTGACCTTGTTGTTGATGATAACAACCGCAAAGCTATTGAGGCTGACGGTTTGACAATCAAAAACAAGGGTGACGAGCGTGGTGATTTTGTACACATTCGTCAGCGTGTGAAACGCCGCGATGGTCAATCCAACGATGCACCAACCGTTGTTGATGCACAGAAAAATCCTACCGACAAACTGATTGGTAATGGCAGTACAGTCAATGTTCTTTATGCCCCATTTGATTGGGAAATGAATGGCAAAACTGGAACCTCTGCCATCCTCAAGAAAGTACAGGTCGTTGACCTTGTATCTTACGGCGAGGACTTGGAAGTTGTTGATGGGTTCGTAGATGGTCAAGCACCTACTACTATCCACGAAGACCAAGTACCCTTCTAGTCTAGCCTAACGGGGGAAGCGATTAGTTGGCTTCCGAAGATAGCCACGAGGGTTGGGGCGGCTGTCACTACTTCAGGAGATATACATGACACAAGAGTTTGTACCTATTATGATGACTTTATATGCATTGATTGCTGGGTTCACTGTCGGATGGTTGTTGCCTCGTGGCAAACGACTAAAGGCACTACAGCTTAGAACACTCAAAGGACTTCACAACTTTTTTGCTGATGAAGAGGAGTACATCCAACACAAGGCAGAAAAAATTAAACGAGTATCAAGAAAGGTTCGAGGTAAATGATGCACCAACATGGACTACCTAAAACGCTTCCAAGTGTCACGTTCCAGACCAGAGTTCGTGATGACAGCATAGAAGGTGACAATCCTTTTCGCTGGCAAGAGGTAACGACTGAAGAATTGTTCGAGGGTAAAGAGTGCATTCTGTTTGCGCTTCCAGGTGCGTTTACACCTACATGCTCAACGTATCAGCTTCCTAACTTTGAGAAATTATACCCTGACTTTACAAAGCATGGTGTAGATGAAATCTATTGTTTGTCTGTTAACGATTCGTTTGTTATGAATTGTTGGGCAAGAGACAACGATGTAAAGAATATTAAGATGATACCTGATGGCAATGCAGAGTTTACATACAAGATGAACATGCTTGTTAATAAAAACAACCTTGGGTTTGGCGCACGTTCATGGAGATATGCGGCACACACAAAAGGCATGGAAGTTGTAGAGCAGTTTGTTGAACAGGGATGGACACACAACGCAGAGGATGACCCGTACGAAAAGTCAGACCCTTATAACATCCTTGAATATTTTAACCAGCAACAGCCTCTTTTTGACTAGGATTAAAACTTGACTAAAACTATTGACACTCTTGTATCAGACATATACAAAACACTAGAAGAAGGTGTTGATACTGATACGCCAGAAATACAAAACGCATTAGAAGAGTTTTCTAATGATATTGTTTTTGCCATTACAAATGCTTTACAAGAAGGAAGTGAAACTAGTAAAGCGCGTTTGCGTCTTTCTCAAATTGGAAAACCAGATAGACAAATATGGTATGGTTTAAAAGGCGCAAAGAGTGAAACTCTTAGTGGACAGACAAGAATAAAGTTTCTGATGGGGCATATACTTGAAGCTGTTTTAGTGTTGCTAACAAAGTCTGCTGGTCATAGCGTATCAGGCCAACAAGACGAGATAGAAGTTGAAGGAGTTGTGGGTCATCAAGATTGTATAATAGATGACACACTAGTAGATATTAAATCAGCATCCTCTTTTGCCTTCAAGAAGTTTAAAGAAAACAGACTGCATGAAGATGACCCCTTTGGGTATATCGCACAGATTAGTGCATATGCAACCAAGAACGATAGAAAAGAGGCAGCATTCTTTGCAATAGATAAAAACTCTGGAGAGCTTACTATATCCAAGGTGCATGAACTAGAAATGATAGATGCACCTGCTCGTGTACGACACTTAAAAGTTGTACAGGATAGCGACACAGCCCCACCTAAATGCTACAGTGATGTGCCTGATGGCTCTTCTGGTAATAAGAAGTTAGCAACGGGTTGTGTATTTTGTCCATACA